CCCAAGGAGCAGCCTGGTTGCCGTTTCCTTTCCATTGCACTACGGAGCGTGGGGGCACTTCGACGCCGGTTACCGAGCCGTTAATTGGCTGGCTGCCGTAGCCTTTGAGTGTGCCAGTAACAGCACCTTCGTTAAACACTGCGCCTTGTGCGCCGTCATAACGGGGGTCTGCGGGTTGGGAGGTTGTCGTAAATGTGCCGCTTTGAACTTGCGGCAGAGTCATCGTTACGGCTGCTGTGGGGCCGCCGTTAGCAGCAGACAGTAGAACGTAACTTCCAGTTGCATCGAGATTGGCAGCAGTAACGCCAGCGCCAATGATGTAGGCGGTCGATGCGCCCATGAAGCCGCCAATAGACCGGACTGGGCCGGAGAACGTGGTCATAGCCATTATATTTTTCCTTATCTTAGAGGATGCCCCAAGCCGTCTCTAAGTCGTCAGCTGGGAAGTAACAGCTGTCTGAATGGGGCGATGATCTTCCTATTACCACTTATGCAAAAAAGGGCCTAAATAGGCCCTAATGCAAAAAGGCCGGTCTTTCAACCGGCCTTTTTGGTACTACACTTTTAACACCTTTTAGACACCGGCGGTGCCGAAGATGTTCCTTGCGTCATGCCAACCAGTAGCATAGCGCTCAGTTGCCTTGTAGCGCATGCTATCAGTTTCAAAGTCCCCCTCCATAGATTTCTCAAGAGGACGACGCATGACCAGCATCAGACCGTTCTCTGCGTCGGTCTGGATCCACCAAGCTTTCGTGGAGCTCAGACGGGTCACAACGTGTGCGCCCTTCGGAAGCATACCAGTCGACTTGATCGGGTTCAGATCGTTGTCAGCAGTGCCGGAACGAAGAACAGACTTCAGAATAACTTCAGCCTGGAACTCAAGTGCCGGGGGAACGATAAGCTGCTCTGCCTTCAGACGGATACGCTTACCATTGTTGTCAATGGCTCCGCGAATCTGAATGAGCATCTGCTCAACAGAAGTCTGCGACAGGTTAGCTGCAGTGGCCAGTGTGTTGCTGTAGGTCAGACCGTTAGCAACGGGGTGATTAGCGTTCACCAGAGTGACGCCATCGCCGCCGACATAGCCTGCGGTGAACGCGAAGTTCAGCAGGTTAGCACACAGGGTTTCCTTGGTTTCAATCATGGATTGAGCAAGGTGTTTGGCAAAAGTGCTGCCGATACGGATATGATCGCCGTCTTCCATCAGCACTTTGGTCAGGGCATAAGCCAGGCCATAGATTTGATAGATGAAGCGGGTGATATACAGCGTACCGCCTTGATCGTACGAAACCGGGGTTCCGTCGGGCATTGCGGGAGCTGCATTCATACCGAACAGCATTACTTCTTCGTGATAGTTGCGCGGAATGCCTTGGATTTGCTCAACAAACCCTTTCCACTCGTCATCACGTTGTTCGTAAACACCATCAAAGACTTCGTTGATAATCGGCTCGACTACCGCACGAAAGTCTGTACTACGCATTGGGGCTGCCATTTGCTAGTTTCCTTTCGTTGTTAATTAAGCCTGTGAAGCCTTGGGGGCCACAAACGAGTTATTTGCAATCTTGACTTGCACGATTGTGTAGGTGTCACCCCACTGGTTTGTTTCACCAGGGGGATAAGCAACTTCACGACCAAGACCGACAACGCGGACTTGACCTTGCGAGCCAGAAGCAACCGGGGTTGCTGCCAGAGCCGTAGTCGAGAATCCAGCTCCACCATTTCCAATAGACGTGCCGCTTGCGGTTGTGTAACCGGCGGTTGCGCTAAAGTTGTACTGGCGGCCCAGATAGGCAGTAGTGGCCGAGCCCTCAACTTGAGCCTCGTACACAACTTCCGGATCGGTCCATACCCAGAAAATGATGTCGGTGGAAGCATCTAGCGTGGCTTTAGAAGCAAACTTAGCCACAGAGCGACGGCCCTGCGAATCAGTAAACTCTACGCCATCAAAGACGCCGAAGACTGGCGACGTGGCTGCTGCCGCAGCAGCAATCGTCAATTGGCCAGAAGCATTGAGACCTACAGGCTGATACTGATAAAAAGCAGTTGATACACTCAGCGAGTACGGTGCCGTATAAGTACCACTTCCGGGGCTGAAGGTGTTCGTGCCAACGAAGGCAGTCGCACGGTCCAGGCCACTGGGGTGGTAAATGGGCTTCAGACCAAAGGGTTTAAATGTTGTTGCCATTTATTTATCCTTTGTTTGTTGAAGAATGTTATTCAAAGCGAACGTTAGCATTCGCCCTTGCGATCTCTTTCTCCATTTCCAAAATTCCGCCTTCAAGAATTGATCGCCCGCCTTTTCCTTCTTGCGAAGCGCTCCGAACTTGCGCAGTAATATTTTTCTGGTGTTCGAGCGGATCTTCCAGGTGCAGCATGCGCATCACTTCTTGATAGATCTCTTCTGGTAATTTGAAAAGGACCATCTCGTTACAACTAACACAGCCTTCAAACTTGCCTGAACTCATCTTGCCTAGCGATTCAAAGCCCTTGCCTAACTCGGCGGCTTTCACTGGCTCATAGCCTAAAGCTAAACGTTTGTCGATACTGTCGTACTGGTTAGTAGTGCTCAACCAGCACAAATGAAACCCAGGAATTACATCCTTAGGTATTGTTGGCAGTGCGCTATTCTGCCACTTATCACGAAACGCTTCTAGGCGTTCCCTGCGCTTGACATCTTCTTCGTTCGCAGTGTTGCGAGTCTTAACCTCATTGACGCGCTCTTCTAGGCGGTCATCTAAGTCACGTTTAATTCTTGCGTTTGCCATAATTATCCTCGATTCTGTCTATCGTACGCGGCGTAAGCCTTAATCATCGCGTTGCGCTTGTTTTGGTCATCCCATGCGCCCGCGTCCTTAATTGCTTGGACACGCTCACGACTTAGCGTGATTGTGCTGGCGGACTTGGCTGACGGATTGGCTGTTCGACTTGATGCCGTTGGGCTAACCCGTTTAGCGCTTGTCCCCGTCCTTGCTGCGTACCTATGAGGCAAACGTACAGCCAATCGATTATCCAGTTCGTCCCAATATTCCGGATCCGCTGGGTCCCATCCATCAGCTGCTAAATCTTGGTCGATCACTTTGGCGATGCGGCTGTCTGTGTCACGCGCCTGGGGGTCGTACCATTTATTCTTTTGCAACCAACCGGTTGCCAGCTCCTGTACCTCTGATCCCCTTGGAGTTGGCACGTTTTGAGCCGGCTGTTTAACCTGCTCCAGTTGTTGCTTTTTATAGGCCTGCATATTGACAAGCCTATTTTTTGCTTCTTGCAACTGCTCCAGATATTCAACCTGTGCTGCTGCGTCGTTACTCTGTGCTGCCTGTAGCAGCTTCATCTTGGCGTATTCGACCCGAGTTGCCTCGTCCTCGATTGCCTTGTCTACTTGAGCAAATTGGTAAGATACTGCGGTGTTTTCTACCGCAGCAAGGCGTCTAGCAAGCTCCTCATTTTTACGCTCAAGCGCGCTGATTTTGTGCTTCGCCGACGCTTCTCTTTGTTTAGCGAGCTCTTTTTTAAGCCTACGCTCTTCCCGACGAGCCTCGCGAATTCTTTGTCGATCTTCGTCGGTCTCTTCATCGTCGTCAGATCCGCTCTGAACATCCCCGGACTCTTCCAAATCAGCGTCGTCAGAGGCTTCAGCATCGTCTTCGGTCTCCTTCGCATCAACTTTCTTGTCTTCATCGAAAGGATCCTCTTCCATCTCCACAGCCGCCATTACTCGACCGTCTTCCAGTTCTTTGACTGGGATATTCTTTTCTTCTGCCATATCTCACCTTATACAAAGTTAATCTACAAAGGCTTTCATGCGCTGGGCATGCTCAAAGCTGCGAATCCGGCTGATTACTTCGCGCGCCTGGATGGTAATAAACACTACCGGAGCGCCCTCATCTTCTGGATTCACAACAAACCGGTCGCCGCCATACTTGATGGTTCTTACCAGGTCGCCTACCTTGCACCACGGGCCCTCGGGCCAGGGTTCCAACGTATCAGGGCTTTTATATGCCAGGGGACCAATCTGTTTGACTTTGGCAACCGTCTCGTTAAAGCGCAACGTTGCTCTGGTCTCGTCTACAAGAATGATCCCGCCTTTGCTTGCGGTTTTTTCCCGGCGTAGCTGCACAAGCACGCGGTCGCCGGCTACATCAATCCCAGGGTCTATCTCCGGGAAACACTCGAGCTCGGTTCGCAAGTCCGGCTCATCTTTTTGCACCAAATCAAATGCCATACGGCAGTCCTCCTAGGCTATTCAGCCTCGTCGTTCTCGGTTAAAATGTCATCTATGATGACGAGGGCTTTGGTTAAACCCTCTGCTTGACCCACAAGCCTTTGATACTGGTCAAAGCTGTGGATATTCGCTCCAGACGCGATACCCGCGTCCAAAATAATTTTTTGTTCTTTGACTCGGCGAATTATCTCGCCGACAATATCTCGCATAAAACAACCTATGCAAGACTTTTTTAATTTACGCCCTAGACCTTAAAAATTACTTTAATACTTCGGTCCAAACTGATCGCGGACGTTGCTGTACGGGCCAACCTTGCCGGCGTTTTTCATTTTGGCCTGGGCTGCGCCGCGCTTCCAGTTATTGTCCCGGTGCGAGCCTGATGCGCCCGGATCGATGTCCGTTGCGCCGTTGCCGCCGCCATATCCGGGTTTGCCAGTCTCCTGATATGTCTGGCGGAAACCTTTGAGTTGCTGATCTGATGCCATTAAACTACTCCTTGTGGTGGTTGTTGTGCTTCTATTTGTTGTTGAACTGCCTGCGCCTGCTGACGAAAGGCCTCTTGCTCTACCGCGATACCATGCTTGCGGATGTCTGCATCGGCCGTGTTAATTGCGTCAATTGCCGACATGATTTGCTCATTCTCAAGCTGCCGCTGCATGCCGTCTAGCTGAGCGCCTGTCTGCATGGCCGCGATGCGCTCGCGCGATGCGTTGTTGATGTTAGCCGTGGCAATGTTGGTTGCGTTTTTCTGGCTATCAATTTGACTCTGGGTCTGGTATTTAGCCATGAGCTCTGTGACCCTCTGCTGCAGCTCGGCAACCTTGATTTCGTAGTCTTGCTTTTGCTGAGCCGCCTGCTGTTGCATCTTAATCATTGCTTCTTGTGCTTTGCGCTCAGTTTCTGCCATCTGCGTTTTCATCAGCACGTTTGCCGTTGGATCCATCGCCGCGGCCTGCTCCATAGCAGCCTGCTTAGCCTGCTGTACCTTCTGCACCAGACCCATAATCGCAGGCTGCGCGCCCTGGAAAGTTGCCTCGGCGTCCTGACTTACCATTTCAGCTGCCAGAGCCAGTGCCTGCTGATCTTCTAACGTCAGCGGTTTTTCTTCGTGCAGACGGAGCGTGTCCTGTCCGCCGGCTGCCTCGGCCACGTATGCGCGCATCGACTGCAGATAGTGCAGTGTCAGGTGCTGCTTGATGTGCTCCAAAGCGATAGGCGCAAATTGCGGCCCGATAAGGGGGCTGCCACCATAATTGGGGTCCTGAGCATACGCCAAGTGAACCTTGATGTGCGCTAAATGATCCTGATCCGGGTAGGCTGCCGCGGGGCGGCCCATGGACATTGCAACGTTCTCCAGGGCCGGGTTGGCCTCTTTTATTCCATCTGGATCGGGCAATATCTCGCTAATCGCAGGCACTTTTAGCTGCTTCAGAACGCGCCGGTGGGCAGCGCGAAGATCGTACAATTGCGGCGCAGAATTAGCTATTTGCAAAATAGCTTGCGCCTGCGCCAGACGCTGTGTCTCTGAGAATATGTTTGGATCCGACACCGGACGGATGTCGTTATTTGACGCAAAGTCACGCACTTCAATTTCGGTGCCCGATTGGTTGTCCATCTCCTCCAAATACCAATGATTGATACGAGAAAGGATCTTGAACGACTTAGCTTGCGAGCGGTGCAGCCGGGCATGGATGCTTGAGAACACCTTTGCACCTTGCTCAATCAGTGCTTGGGTGGTGCCCACTGGCGTGTTAGCGTTTGCGTCGCCAATCTTTTCCTCGGCGGTCGTCACCACGCCTTTTGCAGCAGTTGTTAACCATCCAAGGAGGTTGTATAAAACACTCGAGGGTTGGTTAAACGGCAACGGCATAGCCAACTTGCGGACATCGTCCACACCAGGGGCACCTTCGATCTCTAGAACCTGCGTCGGTTCAATCCGGTCACTTTGGCCAGAGATGCGTCCACCTTTAAGCTTAAGCATCGTCTGACTGTTGTTAATGTGTGCAGAATCCAACAGAGCGCGAAGAGCGCCAGTAAGGGCGGCAGACAGACCACCAATAAGATGAGGAAGCCCAATGGCGTACGCACCACGCCACGGGATAAACTTAAACTCAACGATCCAATCGAGCTTTGTAAGTTTTTCATCGCCGGATTCCCAGTTACGATAAAGCGACAGCACCTTGTTGCTGCTGTCATCAATGGTCAGAATGTAAGGAGCGCGGCGGCCTTCTGTTTCAGGATCGTCTTCTAAGCGCAAAAAGCAAGTGATCTCATAAACACGACGGACGTTGTCGATGTTTTTCTGCGGGATTGACCGGCCTTCAATTTTGTTGTTTGCCATGGTTGAGCGCGTTTGTTCATCTTGCTCAATACCAGCGGGCGGAATGCTGTCAATGTCACGATAAAGACCCTGATCCGTGCGCTGACGAAACACGTCTTCTGTGATGTCTTGTTGCTCAGTTACTCGAGGCGAGGTGTAAAAGTTTGTTGTTGAGTAAGGCAGGAAGATGTTGTCAATCGGAATCCACTCGCAAGTGGGCCGAAGCTGTTCATTATCCCAACGCCATTTAAAGTACTGCGAGCCGCCAAGTGGAAGCTGCGTAAGGATCTGCTCCATCTCATCACGGTACTCCTCAACCTGCTCTGTAAGCTGCCAGTTAAGAAACTGTGATTTGCGCTCAGCAACATCTACACGCTTGCGGTCTGCCTCGCCTTTTATTTCCGACTTAACAATCCCTTCAGGCGGGAGTAGCTCTCTTGCGCTAGACGCCGCAAAGTCGACACAAGCTTCCGCCATAACTGGATGCACAACTTTGGAAGCTCCGTCAAACGTTGCGCCACCAGGCGCGTCTTTGCCAAGTCCTGTCCTTCGTAGTCCTTCTTCATACTGTTTGTCCCTTTCTTTGCGTGCTTCGCGATCAACAGTGATGTACTCTTGATATTCGTTAGCAAGCGCTTCTAAGACGCCCTGATCCATCGTTTCAGCCAAGTTTGCATAAAACTCTGGATTTTCGTTGGGGCCTTCTTTTGGTGTGTAATTAATGACCACCGAGCCATCATCAAGCTCAATGACCTCTTCATCGCTTTCGCCCGGGTCCAAGCCAAGAACTTCTTCAATGTTTTCTATCTCTTGCTCTTGCATCAAAGACTCTTGAAAGTCTTCGTCTTTTTGCAAGTCAAGAGAAGTTAACGAGGCTCCTTGCTGTATCGGCATTTGGGGCAGTTGCGGCATTATTTATAATCTTCCATTACGGATCTGTAACCGCCAGATCCAATTGCTGAGGGAGCGGCAGCTAAACCCAAGCCGCCCGCTGCTTGCCGGCCCTTAGATGCTTGGCCGGCAGCACGAGCCATCCGACCATACGGCAAAGCAAAAAGATAATTAAAAGGGTCACCTATCAAACTTGCTACGTTAACACCGGTTTGATAGCCACCTCTTTGTGTGTCAAGCTGCGGTATAAATCGTCCTTGTGGCGCAGACATATACGTTTCTTCTGACTGCTTAGGCGTATACATGCCGGCCATCTCGCCAAGGTCCATGTAACCCTTAGCTGTTTGCATAGGCGCATCACGCATGCCGGACATAAAATCTTTTGCTGCTTGTAGTGTCTGCTGGTACCCGCGCATCTTTTTGGGCGCACGGTTAGCCATCGCCAGCTCAGCTTCCATGTCGCGCACTGACCTGCCGTCTGCCTTCTTAGGCACTTCACCTTGCAGCAGCATCAATTCATCTTTCAAATACTGCGGGTACTCTGACGGCGGGCGCTCGAGGTAACGCTCCTCGATGCCTTCCGTTCTCGCGCGCTGCTTCCAGTCTGCCATGCCGCGCGCAGTGGCTGGACGCTCGCCAACAATTGCCTGTCCCAGCTCGCCGTACTGGTGGCGCGATGGATTAAACTCCGCGATGATCATGTCAAGCTCTTCGTCTGTCGGGAAGCGCTTGTGACGAGAGAAAAAATCTTGCTTTAATTTATCAATCAGCGGCGTTTTGCCGGCCGACAATTTTGCATTCTCAATTCCCTGCGCCATGCGCGCCATGTAATCCGCGCTTGGGGTGATTGACGCTTGACCTTCTACAGGGATTGCTTCTAAGGTGCCAGCTTCTTGCGCCCGCTCGATGTTTTGCATTACGTTTGGGTCGTTGATGTCTTGAACCTTAGGCTTTAGGTATGTGCCTTTGACCGTGCGCCCAGTCATAGCTTTTGTCAGGAAAGGATCCGGACCCGCGGGGAACATTAGGTTCGGGTCAGTGGCCAACTCGTGAAATGCGCGCGCCTCTGCCTGCGGTCCAGTACGAAGTGTAGACGATGGCCTTGACAAAGACATGACGTGCTTCTTTAGCTCTTGCACATCAGCTTCAGGAGGTGCCTTGCCATAGGCTTTTTTGTATCTGGCAATAGCCTTAGCAACCTGCTCGAGCATATCCTTGCCGACAAGCCTTCCTGCGGCCATGGACGGAATCCCTGCCATCTCCAGCATCATCTCACGTGGTGACTTAATTGGGTTCATTATTTTTGGAGTCTCCCTAGCACCACTTATGCACAATAGCCGCTAGGCGCGCCCTACTGGGCGTACGGGTTGTACCGCTGCTTGCTTTTGTCATCCGCGTAGTCGTAGTCGCGCACCGGCAGGGGGTCCAGCTGTATCCAGCCCGAGTCGCGCAGCACACGCAAGGCCTGGGATAAGCTGTCCACGTAGTCATCGTGCCCACCAGACTCCGGGAACGCACACACCTGGCGCAGGAAACGCTTTGCCCAGTCAGCAAACTCCCCATGCTTTTTCACATCCTCCGGCACGTAGACCTTGCCCTTCGCTATAAGCGGAGCCACGATGTTGATACGCTGCACCTTGTCCGCTCGGCCAGGGTTGTACGCCCTGACCGGCACGCCGGCACCTTGCAGCTCCTGGATTAGCGAGATACCTGCCGACTTATCCTCCATGAGGATTAGGTCTGCCTTTCTGCCTTTTGCAAAGGTGTTGTCCGCGCCGTACACGACCTCCTTAAAGTCGTTGATTACCTTCTTGCGCAGCTCGGGATATGACAGGTGCGCATCCCACGCATCCAGAAGGATGATGCACGTCCCCTTGTCCTGGTTCTCAAACACGCCCCAAACCTCGCAAGCCGTCGGGTCGTTGTGTGTCTTCTCACTCGTTGCCGGGTCGTATGAGGCGATCACATACTCCAGTGTCGGCGTCTCCTTTTTCATCGGCCACATCTTAAACCACTTGCGCTTCACAATGCCGGCGTCTTCTGGGTTTAGGATTTCACCATAGATCTCCTGTTTACCCAGGTCAGTGCCTTCGTAGGTCTCAAGCTGCTTGAAAAACGTCGCCGATAGGTTCTGCCTGTTGTCATAAGACGAGGCATTTACCATGTACACGTCGCCGCCGACCTTACCCTCGGCCAGATCGACAATTAACTCCTTTGGCTTGGGTGTGGTGGTTATGATCTGCTGCACCCGGGCTATGCCTTGGTGCTTTAAGCGCAGCGTAAACTGCACCTGGTCGTACGCATCGTCGATGTACTCAAACGCACAGAGCTCATCGAACCAGGCGCCATGGAACTGCTTACCTCGATACCGCTCTGGCTCGGATCCTGGTATGCCCTGGATGATAGACCCGTTGATTAACGTGATTTCAAAGAGCGACTTGTTGTAATCCTTGATCAACGAGTGCGGAATGATGTTAAGTAACCCCGAGTCGCCCTCAAAACACGTCGCCCGAATGTCGTTTGACGTCGGCGCGGTCACTAACCAGCGTGTGTCGGGGTGTTTCCACGCCCGAATCCCAATCCAATGGCTCGCGGTGTGCGTTTTACCTGATCCCCGGCCGGCAAGCATGAGGAAGGTGTCATATTCGCTGTCCTCCGGCTCTCTTTGGTGTCCAAGCGCGCTTAATTCCCATCGAACCTGCCACAAAGCCGCGTCCAGCTGCGGTTTTGGCCAGTGTTTGTTGTTTTTTGCAAAATCCGCCAGGATTTTTTCTTGTTTTTTGCTCAACATACTGAGATAAATCCCTCACTTGCCAAGAATGGTTTGTCAACAATGACATGAACGCACTGTTTCGGATCAATTTTCTTGATTTTTTGTATGTACCTGCGCTTTAGGCGCCCGTTTTTGTCTTCCAGCCTGAATGTCAGTCTATAATTCGGCCCAATCTCAGGCGTGTACAGCATGGTCTTACACCCCAGCGACTCAACCAGCGCCTGGTAGCGCCTAACTGTCGGGTAGTGGGGCTCGTAAATCGCGTATTTCTTCTCGTGGTTGTCCCACACCACATAAAAGCACGCGTCTATCAGACCCTCCAGCAGCTCCTCCCGTTGCTCGGGCGAGCTCTCCACGTAACTAAACGGCAGAGTCGTTGGGATGTCTGCGCCGGCAAACAAAAACGTGTCCTTGATCGATGGCCGGAACTCAAACTTAAAGCGGCCCACGTTAAACTGTTTCACCTTCATAAAAAACCCGTGCCCGCGGCACCGCTTTCTCACCCGCTCCAGATCCATCTTGCCTACCATGTTCCTGCCTGACGGCCGCAACGACCCCAGCCAGATACCCATCACATAGGGCGGCACCGGCAGATCCTTCCACGTGTACTGCAGCGGCTCGCACACTTGTATGGACCAAGTCTCTGGTTCTTTTTTAACCAGCTCGTCCATTGACAAGAGCTTGATCTTCGAGCGCAGTGGCTTAGAATACTTCTTGCCGCGGTTCTTAACCCACCGCGACAAGTTGTCTCTATACGTCTTATCTTGCAGCGGGAGCGCCATGTGAGAGTCGCCCTCTAGCCCCAGCCCATCATCAAACGACACCTGATAGCACGCGCTCGGTATGTACTGCTGCACCGATCTCACCGGCTGGGCGCAGCCCGCTTGGTCAAACACAAGATCTCCAGGGCGCAAGTCGATTGCCCGCCGCCAGCCACTAAGCGTGGGTATTGGCGTTGTCGCTGCTAGTCCCATGTCTCTTTGTCTTTTTCCTAGTCCGGTCGTTTAGTAGGGCGCGCTGTGATGCGCCAGGAGACAGCCAAATCTCCTTGAAGTAACCATCGAGCTTGCGCTTATTGGTGTACGCAAAGAAGATGTAGCCATCCATCCTAAGATCCCCTCTGCGGAATTGGCTGTTTGTTTGTGGGTTAATTCGCTTCATACCAGTGCCTCCATATACCTACTTATACAAAAAATAAATGGGGACAGCTGTCAAGGGTTGCGGGGGTTGCGGGGGTCTAAACCAGGTCCCCCTCTCGGTTTATATTTTTTATTTTCAAAAAAAAAATAAAAGTGAAATAGACCCCCGCAACCCCCGCAACCCTTGACAGCAAAAAAATTTTACCAACAAAATCAATAACTTACAAAAGTGCGGCATAGAGAAAAAAGGGCCTCAGACCCTTGACACGACCCCGGCAACCCTTGACAACTTGTCCGCACAAGCAAAAGTTATCCAAAGTTATCCACAGAGTTATCCACAGGTTGCCTATTTTTAGGGTTGTCTCTATACCTGTCTCTATACGCAAAAAAATATAAAAAAAATTGCAAAAACTGTCGATTTGGGGTGGGGCCACCACCGCCCTCCCCGACAGGACCCGTTCAGGTGGTCCGTCCCTATTTTCGACCCCCGTTATGTTGCAGCGCACCAATTTGCTGCATTGCAGCACCCCCAGTTAGTGCTCACTAACTTTGTGCAGTGCAACAAGTAAGTGAGCACTAACTAACCTGTATGCGGCAGTGCAACACCCCCAGCGAGCGCACACTAACTTATATGCTGCAGTGCACCACCCCCAGTGAGCGCTCACTAACATATTGCAGCGCGGCAATTAGGTTAGTGAGCGCACACTAACATGCAGGCAGGCACGCGTCTTGCCTTAGCAAGAATCATGCCAAGCTGGCCATGCAAGAATCGTGCCAGATTGCCGGCTAAGTTAGTGAGTGCTCGCGAGCGCGAGCTAGACATCTGGGCATAAAGTAACCACAACGACAGCAGGGAGAATCCAGCAGGCAAAAACCACCCTGAAAAAACCAGTATATTGAGACCATTACATAACAGGAGATCTCACCATGGCGGCATCCCCAGAATTTAAGCTTTACGACGCAGCAGGCACCTATCAGGCAGCCTGCAAACAGCCTGAGCAGGCAGCAGCCCTTGTTTCTTTTTTAGGCGACGGCGCCACCATCCGCTACGGCCACACCAAAAAAGACATCGTGTGGACCGAGGGAGTGGACGGCGCAGCTTCCGACTCTTATGACCAAACAGCAAACAAGGTCGTTGACCGGCTGTTTGCGCGCAGCGTTGAGCGCCAACGTCAAAGGGATTTTGACCGATGGGGCGGCGAGCGCCGGCTGTATCCCTTAGATTGACCCAGCATCACTGATGAGGCCTGAATGGCCGAAACCCCGGCGACGGGGTCTGATGCAATCACAACAGGAGCACACACCATGCATAAAACGTTACTCACCGTCGACACGAATGCCAAGACGGTTAAGGGTCAAAAATACGGGTTCATTACAGGCATTCTGTATATGGCGCCGTCGGATCTGTCGGGCCAGCAATTCTGCCCCATGGCCAAGCTGGCCGGCTGCGAGGCAGCTTGTTTAAATACAGCCGGCCGCGGCGCCATGTCGTCAGTGCAGCGGGCCCGTCTGTCGAAAGCCCGGTTTTTCATCCAGCAGCGCGACGATTTCATGGACGTGCTCGCTGCTGACGTAGCCCGGCTGCAGCGCCGCGCTGCCAAGCTTGGCATGACGCCGCTGGTCCGTCTCAACGGCACGTCTGACATTCGTTGGGAGTCGATCCGCATGCGCGACGGCCGGACAATCTTCGAGGCATTTCCCGGCGTGCAGTTTTACGATTACACGAAGATTGCCAATCGACGCGACATTCCGGCCAATTACGATCTAACGTTTTCATGGTCCGGCGTCGCAGCATTCGCCGAGTACGGCCGGCGCGCCATCGATGCAGGCATGCGCGTCGCCGTCGTATTCCAAGACCGTCGCAGCATCCCGGCGTCGTATCTTGGCATGCAGTGCGTCGATGGCGACGACAGCGACATTCGCCACCTTGA